GTATACGTATTAGTTGGCGGCGTTACACCATGCCCTACTCCCTGCCCAGTAGTAGGGTCTGTATTAGTATTGACGGTAATAACAGTACTTGTATCTGTAGGAGTCCAATCCCTAGCTATTGAACGTTCTCGACCACCGTAAGTTCCTGTGCTCCCCCCTTCTTTTTCCCAGTGATATTGTCCAAACTGTTCCTTTGTTGGATTAGCCCCAAGGACACTACTCCAGTAATCATACTGATCTCCCGCTGTTTTATTCTCAATTTGTTTCCATACGTTTCCTAAATCTGCGTATCTATCTACATATTCCGACCAACTGATATTAGCCATTACATTCCCCCTGCATCATCGCTTCAACCCCCTGTCGGAATACTGAACTACAGCACCCTGCAACGTAACTGGTTTGTCGTATATAGATGTATTTTTAATAAGGATTCCCATGTTTTCTCCAACACCTTGTATTCGCGCCCTAGCTTTATCAACTACTGCTATTCCTAAATTAGGATTACTCACATCATCTACATTCCATTCATCGTCGGTTACTGTAATATCATAGACAGTTGCCGTTGGAACAGTTGCATCCCCATAGTTAAAGTCTGGGTATATATTTAGTGTAGTACTTGTATCAGCCGCCAATTCAAGGAGAATCTCTCTGAATCTCTTCTTGAGTTGCGGTGTTCCATAATGAAAATAAGCAAGTCTGACAAATGCGGCTACTGAACCTCCATCATATGAAGTTCCAGAGTCTAATCTCCTAACATAACCGTCATCGAATCCACCATATAAAACCTCGTCTCCATTAGAATCTTCTGTGGAACAAGCGCAAATAATTTGATCCAGCATAGTAAATGGAAGTATCCCTTCATTCTTTCCATTAATAAAAGTCATGGCAATGCCAGTCTTATCATCAAAGTACAATCTATATTGATTCTTTTCTCTTACTCTTAATGCGGTCTTAATACGAGCCTTATATTTCTGTATTAAAGGATCAACCTTTTCAGAGATAATGGATTGTTTAAAATCACCGTAGTTAAGAGTCGAACCCAGTGAAGTCAATCCCCTATCATCTAGGAATATAGTCGTATGTATTTTTTGAACTGTGCCGTCAACCGCACCAGAACCAGTATAGAACGTCGTAAGATTCCAATCATCCCTACTTTTTCCATACAAAATGTAAGTAGTGTTTCTTGCGAATACTGCCAGCGAGTCTTTTGATTCAACATTTAATCCAGTAACGCCTTCTCCAACTATAAGTTCTGTGGAACCCATCGTTGTGCTCATGATGGTTGGCAATTGAAGCGCAGAACTAATAAGAGAGCCATTTGTATAGCCCAAGAACAAATGATTCTTGTAAGCCTCTACATAACTTGGAGTGTCATCAGAAGATATACCTGTTCTTATTTTTGTGAAATTAGTTCCATCGAATTCAAACGCATTATCTATTCCATTAGCACCATACATAGTTTGTATTCCCTCTTCACCCTCGAAGTTGAAATTAACAAAATCGTAAGTACCTCCGGGTTGGAGTGTTTGTGCATATTGAGTACCGTAAGCATACGCTAAGGTTTTTGATGATGGTTCAGCCACCCCGTTCACATCCGCCCTAGCCGCGCCATAAACTAGTATTGATTCACCATCAGTCCACGTACCAGTATTACCAGTTATGGATAGAAAACCTGCCGCGTCGTCAGTAGCCCAGCCTCCAGACGCAAGAGTGATAATCTTTACTACAGCAGTTTCACCGGAAGTAGAACCAGTTATAGTATCTCCTTGCAAAATTTCTACAGTACCAGCATCAAAAGAAATGGTTGGAGTACTTAATGTTTCATCGGTAACGAAAGTTCCTGTTACATCTGAAAGAACTACAGTCCCTTCCGCACCAACATCCCAGTTACCGTAGTATGTAAGACCTGTTATAGTTCCTTGAGCGCCACCAGCGCCAGTGAGTAAAGACCCTATAACCATTTCACCATTGCCTGTAGTGGCATCAAAATTCAAGGCTGTACCAAGGTCTATCTCTGTCCAGCCAGCAGTTGTGGCCTTATACATACCCGCCGTAACATTACCTGTTTTATTCCTGAAAGCATAGAGATTACCTAAGTATCCCCATACACCAAGAACATTACCCTCGCCGGGAACTACAGTTATAGTTTCCCTCTTTTCCTCAATACGTTCTTGCAGTTCAGTAACTAGGGTAGAATCGGCTGTGGCATCCCTTAGAACTGGAGGCCCATGTGCAAGGCACGTTGCATACAGCCCCATTATCCAACCCTAAAGACTGATAACTGACCATAATGCATTTGGAAATTCTCAGAGTTACTTGCATGTCCGTTCTTAACTTGGGCAAGGACATCTGTATAGTCGGTATGTCCTGTAGTATCAATTATTCCAGAAGCAGACACCATATTCTCTAAGGTAGCCACCACTCTTTGAACCGCGCAATCATAGCCGGGGTATACCACAGAACCTGCGTCTGCCTGAGTTGCAATTCTGAACGTCCATATTACTGTATCTGTTCCAGTCTGTGCGAAACTAATGCCCAGATTAACCATGAAGAATCCTTTGTCATATATCCTGATCCTATCATTAGCAAAATCTGCATCTGTTCCTACGGTTGTAGACGTTACGCTTCCTGTATCATCAGGCCCATTAGCCCCAACTGAATCAGCATTCCAATCTATAGTTGCTGTTGCTGTTGATGCTACCGCCTGACTTGCTGGTGTTCCCGCTGGTGATTTTATAGTTCCATATCCACCCATACCAGATTCCACGAACTGCCTAACCATCTGGGCTGTAATAGCACCAGTAGTATTATTTGCAAAACTAGTACCAGTTAAAACTGATCTTTCTTTTCTTAAAGCTGTTGGTGTTCCCATTAGCCAAACTCCACATTGAATGAAGCGCCAAATGCGCTATCTGTATTTAGAAAAAATATAGTCTCTCCGTCCTCAAGCGTTCCGCTTGTAACAGTAAAGTAAATGTATCCTTCAGCATCGTTATCTATAAATGCTCCCGCCGCTGTAACTATCTGTTCCACAGTTACAACTAGAACCTGACCTATAGCCCCGCTAGTTTCTCCTTTTACCGTACTACCAACGCGAGGTATCTGAAGATCAAATGCTATACCGTATGCACTATCAAAAACAGAATCTTTTGCGCTACCAAGGGTATATGGTATTCTGTAATAAACTATTGCAGAAGGTAATCCAGTACCATCATCCCTCTCATATCCATCGAACCTTCTATAGCGCCCACGAATATCAACTTCAAAGTTATCAGCGGCAATACATTCTCCCGGCTCTAAAGAGAGAGCCGGAGTAATAATATTTAATCCACCAGAAAATGGAAAATACTGGGAAGCTACAGAAGTCTTTGCTAGTTGTCTCGCTAAAGTCATTCAGGAACCACCGTATAATTAGCTAAATCCTGAACCAATGAAAACCTTCTATTCCTTTGGCCCGGAAGTTGGTCAGATTCCAGTTTTAATAGAAGATCAGTAAACTCCGCAATAGAGCCAGATAAAACTTCTGAGGCATCATTCTGCTCTGCGTAATAAATCTTAGCTCTAGCAATTATTATCCTGTGAAATCTTACTGGGATTACAGATACATCAGCGGCGGCTGATAATTCAGTTGGTGTTGCCCAATACTCTGAGGTAAGAGCAGTCGTAGAATCAGGAGTTGGATAAATATCCATTACATTATCTGGCTTTACACTAAAAAATTCTGGTGTTCCAGTAGCAACAGTGCCGTATTTATAATCTTCCCTGTATTGTAGCCATGGCACAAATGCCAATGGTTGCCAACCTTCAGCAGTAGGATTATAAACAACAGAATCTGTATTCCATTGAGCAAGATCAGTTGGAGACGTTAGCGTAGAAACTCCCGCAACTGGAGTAAGTGTTGCCTCTGACCACAAAAAATCCCAGTTAAACCACATGCGTTGTATATCTAGGTCAGCATCCTTTATATATCTGACAATATCCTTTTCCTCTTCAGGAGTTGGCGTAACAGTAGACGGCCCTGTTCCGGGTATGCCTACGTCCCTCGCCATGTCTTGACATAATTCTATATAGGTGCTCATTTTAGATTTCTCATTATATCGTCTACTACTCTGTCAGGTTTAATATTAGCGGCGCACAATGCACCACCGCTCTCTTCATCTCTGTTACAAGTAGAGAATCCAAAATGCAGTTTATGACAGGGAAAGCAAGGACAATCTTCCGGCTCAAAAGCAGTAGTATTTATCCAGTGTTTTGTTAAATTCTCATTAGACGAGTGGGATAGGAAAACACATTTATGGTTCGGTAACATACTCGCCGCATTTAAGACGCCTGTCTCTGGCCCTACCACAACATCACAATGTGGTAATAGCGAGAGAGTTTTTCCTATAGGTATTTTTCCAGACTTAAGAATTACACGTTTTTCTTTTTCCCAACCAACTTCCAATAATTGGCAAAGATGATCTCCAACCGTGATTATAGAAACGTCTTTTCTCCTTAACAAAAGAGCGGCAATTACATTGTCTGTCCATGGATACACCTTATGGACGGAAGAACCAGACAAAGACCACAAAACAAGATGCCTTGTCTTTATTTTCTTTCTCTGTTTCTTGGCCCAACTTTTATCTAGAGGTGATGGATAAAAAACAGGACTGTGTTTAAACTCTATATCTGCAATCCTGTGAGTTTCCTCAAGATAATTCTTATCACATAACTCATGTACTTCTTCTTTTGATAAGTTATATCCTTCACTAGCTTCGACTCTAACTTTTTCCCCATCTACTTCAACATCTCTTGACGGGTTTAATAGAAGGCGTCCCTCAACTGATTCAGACAATTGTACAAACCTATCAAAACATTCTGACATTTTCTCCCAATAATCTTTAAGTTTAAAGTTATTTATTTGGTTATCTTTTTGCACTATTAACTGATCAACATCTGGATTATGCTTAAGCATATCCGCCCCTATCTCAGTTACATTAACGCATACTTCATAACCCTGTTCTTTAAACCTAGGGAACAAAGAGGATGCCTGTACTATATCTCCAAAGGCTCCATACCTCACGATACATACAGTTTTTCTACTCCTTATTCCACCAAAATCTTCTGAGACAAAATCTTCAACTTCTTTAAAAGGAACTTTTGTTATCTTCATTCAGGAAGCCTAGCCATCACCTTCTTCCTTATAGAGTCTATCTTCTCATGTGGGTCTAGTACGATATCACCTAGATTCTTAGCTTCCCATATTAAAAGATTCCTACCACCTAATCCTTTTTGTTGTTTAGCCCATTCTTTATTTCTAATTCCAAATATCTCTTCGCCATGAAGATTGTACTGCCTATTATCTTGTTCATACTTAGCCTTATGAATCCCCTGAACTTCTCCATAGGGCTTCGACCAATCAATAGCCACAAATATAACTCCTTATTCTAAAGACCACCCAACCCATTCTGGTCTGTTGCCAACATTGGCGTTATTTTGTTTCTGGTTATTCTCATTCATGTAGGTATCTTTTTTATCTACCAGAGTATAACCACTTTGTCTTGGATCATTAGAAGGCTTTGACTTCTTATCAAAAGTCTCCCTTTGAAATTTACCACCCACTACTAGCATGTCCATCATTTCTTTGCCCTCATTTTCTTTTTAGGCTTTAGTCCATAGCCACCGCCTTTACGAGTAGCCTTAGCAACACTACGACGCCCACTAGCAGACATTTTCTTTCCAGATTGTTTACCTCTGGTCATACCTAGTTGCTCATCTTTCCTAGCATTGTATCCTTGTTTTTTCTTAGCCATCATTCTCTCCGAAAGAAGGGGGGCTTTCGCCCCCCAATCCTGTATTAACGAAAGGTAAAAGAACCTAAAGAAGGTGTTGAAACCTTCTTCTTCTTTATCCCATCTGGCATCTGATTCGGGCCATGGCTGTCCATTCCCAATTCCTTGGGAGTGTCCGACACCTTGTCCAAACTAGAAAGACCATTTTCAGGGACTTTTCCGTCTGCTGAATGTTTATTACTAGCCATATTTCCTCCTAGTACCAGTAGATCATTATTTGCACATATGCCTTACCAGCGGGTGTACCACCAGTTGGGGCTTTGAGCGTCAAATGAATGTCAGTATCAGCCGGAAGAGCCGCTAAAACTAAATCAGCCGCTGTATCCGTCATTCTCTGTTCATCACCATCAGCAAGAGTGCCTAGACCCATTGCTACATACTCCGCACCTGCGGCTGAAGAACCTATATTAACTGCACCTTCAGTAGTAACAGCATTAAAGGTCTCATAGGCTTGAACCTCAACTTCCTGTACTGTTCCCTGCATTCCTGAAGGGCCACGGAAAATTAAGGCCTCAGTTGCCGCGCCGAAATCATGGTTAAAAGTGAAGCAATAAGGGGTTGGATTACTATAACTCATAATATTTCTCCTTAAGCCGCACTGTCCCAGATCACGATACGTGACTGAGCCGCTTGTGTGTGTGTAATGCCAAAGCCACCAAGGTAATACCAAGCAATACCCCGATCACGACCAAAGTCGCCCGGAATCTTGCCACGCATTTCCTCTGGAACAGCAATAGCCTCTGCTACGGTGTCCTCGCCAAAGAATATAGCCCAATCACTTAGACCATTAGTCCAAGCAACTCCAGCCGTACCCATGCCAGTACCTTTCGCAATGTGCGTTTGCTCTACGAAACGAACACCTTCGTACCTACCGATTTCCCCGTTCATAATCATTTGGAAACCCTGATCCACATACTGATGGATAGATTCCAGATCATTCTTGAGGGTACGATAAGTTGAAGGCCATGCAAGACAGTAATAATCATCACCAGTATAAGCGGGAATGTTACGTTCTTTCATGGTGTCAACAACTAACTTGACATGCTCTTTTCCCAATGCAACATTATTGGTCAAAGTAGCTGTGCCGTTCGTGGTTAACGTAAGCGCTGTTGTGCTAGTACCAGCAGTAGGTACTACACGTAGTTTGGCGGCGTTAAACTGAGCGGCGGCGAGTGTGTCAAATGCTTTCTTAGCATCATTCTTCAACACCTTCCTGATGATTTCACGAATTGGCTGTTCACTCAGATCGTCCAACTTGCCTGTCCAAGGCACTGAGTTACCAGCTTCCGTAATAGTCATCGTTCCCTGAGAAATCGTAAACGATGTTTCAGGTATAGTGCTCGTTTCCGTCAGGGTAGTACCCTGAGTGGCAACGTCACTAAACACGTTCCAATGGAATGTATCGCCACGGTGTAAACCCTGATGTGCGGCATCTTTGATGTCACAAAATTGTCTAAATTTGACAACGGGCTGAACCGCCATTCTCAACTCTCTGCTGAGATTAAGCGCATACATATAACCACCGGAAGTGTTGACAGACCATACTTGTCCTGCCATGTCTACCTCCTAAATAGTTATAATGATTGCCCTCTTTCCGCTCTCATCTCTTCAATGACTTGACTTGGAGTTTTCTCCACTTCATCGTCCTCTCCGATCTTCGCGCTTTTTCGGGCAGGTTTTGGTTCAGAAACGATTCTCTTTTTTCTAGCGGCTCGTTCATTAGACTTACCATTAGATAAATTGAGATTCGCCCATTCTCTCGCGTATTCAGCGGCGGCCTGAATAACATATCCCGGTGCTAGTGAAGGTTTTTCCTTCATGATAGTAACCGTTCTGTTATCTGCTATGGCCCTTAGTTCGGCATTTCCCGCAATTTCAGGATATTCAGTTTCAAACCAACCAACTGCATCTTTAACTGATTTTTGATAATCCCTCTGTTGCGCTCTAGCCTGTTCCATCTGTTGGCGAGAAAAAGCCTCTTGTAAGGCTTTATTAACTGCTTCCTCTACATTTGGGGTGGCCCCTTGTGAGCGCCCCGATGTCAAAGTTTGTAACAATTCTGCGGCTTTATCCGCATCATCTTCATATAACGCTTGGTGATACTCTTTTGCAACTTCAGTAAAGTTAGTATCTGTTTTAGGCGCATCGTCCTGCGTTTGGGGTGGAGTTGCCTGTTGTGTTTGAAGTCTCTGTACGTATGAACGTAACTGAGATTCCTTTTGATTAAGCCACTTCTCTTTAACTGCGGCTTCCTCAAATCTTTGCTGAGAGGCGGCATCTTTTTGATGAGATACCTTAAGCCCCTCAAAGGGAACATTAGTTTCTGTTCCGTTGACCTTTACAGTAGTAAACCATTGACCATCTTTTAACCAAACAGGTGAAGTCGGGTCTTCTTGTTGTATTTCTTCCTCATCCCTCTCTTCGGTTGATGTATCAAGGTCTTCGTGCTGTTCTACAATTTCAGAGAAAACTTCTAATTCCCTGTCCTCGACGATCTTATCCATAGCCGTATCACGAGGACTTTTAATAGATTCCTCTTTTTCTTCTTGATCTTGTTTTACGTCTTCAATATTTTCTAGAGTTTCCTCTATAACTTCTTCCGCATCCGATTGGGTAGCGTCAACCATCTTATTCTCCTAATTATTCCGCATCTTTGTACCTAGCCAACTTATCCGCATTCTCCCCGTCTGCAATAATCGCATCCAACCATTGCAACAACTTAAGTGGGGTAGCGAGGGTTGAAGATATTTTACGGTATTGATTAAGTTCCTCTGATGAAGAACCGCTGTACTCCTGAGAAACCATTTTTTGTAGGTCTGATATTCCCTTTCGGTAATCCAGTATTGCCCTATCAACAATCGCTTTTCCAGTTGGAGTTCTTATAAACTCTTGGGTAGTTCTCCCAATTTTAGTCCTAGTAACTAAGTCATCGACCCTAAGATCAGCCGGGTTTGTAAATTCACTCATCCTATTTCATAAGGAACTTTATTGTACTTATCTCTTGCCATTGTTCCCGTCTTACTAACATTATCTTTGTCTTCTACCATCCTTCGTTGTATCTCCCCATCAACTATTTGATTAAGTAAAGCATCTCTCTGTAACATTAGTTCAGCACGTCTGGTGTCAGCGTCCTGTTGTTTTACATAAGCCTCAGATTGTTTTATACCCAGTTTTCCTACTTCTCCCTTAGAGGACATCACCTCTTTCTGGAGTTCTGTCTGCGCTCTCAATTGAGCGGCTCTCAACTGAGCCTCTTGCTTCATCTGTTCTATAGCCATACGGCCCTGCATCTTGACCTGATCGGTCTCTAGCATCATGGTCATTTGTTCGATCTGCTGTTGCAGTTCTTCTACCTGCGGATCAGCCTCAGTAGGCAGAAGGAATCTAGAACCATCCTTATATCCCAGTAACCCAAATACTTCTTTAGATACCTCATCTAAATTAAGTTTTCCTTCCATTCCCGGTAACTGACCTACACTAGTTACCCCAAATAGCAGTTGCTGTACTCTTCCAACAGGGTCAGTAGCGTTCATTCCTACATTAACCTTAAGAAGAACGTCCTGTTTTAGAAGTTCATCCATGATTTCATCCTGACCAAAATCTACGACACCTTCCTCGCCCTCAAGTCCACCAGCCTCACCTGCGAGTGCAGTAACATGCTCATCATTTTCATAGTACTGTTCTAATTTAAGCAACTGCTTTAATACTGGTTCTACCCACGTCTCAGCGAATGTCCTAAGAACAAACTCCGTGATCATGTTGGTATTGCCAGCAAGAAGGGCCATACCGCCTACAGTCTCATTAAGATTACGAGCGCCACCTACGGTTGAGGCAGAGAAGTTCCCTTGCAGTTCATCGAAATCCATATTAATTCGATCCTGCTCTTGGTATGCAGATGCTGTGACATCACGAGTCTCAATAACCCGGACATCCTGATCTGGATCATCCATCTCAACAGCACCGCCGGGAACAGACCTGAACAGAGCATCCAAATCTATGTTTCGATCCCGTCGGATATGGTAACGCTTGTTCATCGCCAACCTAATGTTGTCGAATCTTTGGTTCCATATGTCGTTCGATGCCGCTTGCAACTCTTCTGTAAGTTCTACAGTTGCTGATGGGTATACACGATGGGCTTCAATATTGAGTTTCCCCATAACGTAGGGGCGCTCTCCATCTTTTAACCATGGGTACATTTCCAACAATGGTTTTGGATCAGTTAACAAGTATTGCGTACCTGCCGTAAAAAAGCACCAATCTACTCCGTCCTTTCTTATAATATTTTTATGAACCCATACAATCTTGTATTCTTCTACATTTTCAAAATCATCTTCTAGAGGGTCTTCTCTAGGTTCTTCCCTAGTTAATCTTGTAGTGTCGTCTGTCTCGTCTGTAGTCGTAAGCAACTGTTCAAGAGTAAGTTTTTTCCATTCGCCATTATCTATTCTCTCCATAGCATCCTGAGCGAACATGGGAATAAGATGGATAACATAAGGAGAAGATGATATAGGGTCATACCAATCTGACGCCGGGTCTATCCTAAAATTCTCAGGTTCAATTACCTCTATAACAGGATAGTCCTTCAGAGTTGATGTAACCTTTTCTTTAACAGGCTTACCTTCCATATCTACAACATTTTCACCAGCATCATCAACAGATGCGAATGTCTCATCCTTTTGCTCAAACTCCCAATATTGGTGAGACACGACTGTTCCATATATAGCGGCATCTTGAAGAGCCGTTACCATAGTGCTAAACCACGGTATTGTATTAGTCAATCTGTACTGCATTATAGATTGAGCCACAGACGCACCTGCTACCTGCATGGGATTATTAGGATTTGCCGGACTAATAGACATCATATCTTCATTAGTAAAGAAGGCCGTTGCCATAGCAGATTCAAGTTTACGAACAGTAGTCCTAGTTTTTGGCCTAAACAACTTAGACCTTTTATCATAGGCTGATGTTAAATACTTAGAACCGGGCGGATGGTGGCTATTAAAGTTAGAGATATTCTTTTCCCACTGAAATCTAAGATTAGTATCTACCCATTCAGTAGAGCCATCATATGCCTTCCTAGCTAAATTTAACCACCTCTCATTTTTGTCGCCTACTTCAGGAACTTGAAGATCAGCCTCATTCAATGGTGGTTGTGGATTAATTAATGACATTAATGTAAATCTCCGTTAAGCCTTCCTTTAGAATCCATCTCTAAATCGCCATAAGTGGTTTGATTAAACTTTCCTCTCTTTTGGCGATACCTTTCTAATATCTCACCACCAGCATTTACTACCACCTTATAATCATTATCTATTTTATCAGCATGAAGAACGAATCCCCAGTTACCAGATAACCGCATAGACTTTACACCAACAACACCATCCATTACATGGACAGCCCATAACCAACCGGGGTATTTCTCCTCCAGTTTTTCAGCCACATTTTTTGCTAATGCAAAATCTTGTACATTAAAAGTTTCAGCTTTTTCTAGTTCTACCATTTGATCTCTTTGCCTTATGGAATACTCTTTCTCCATTATTAAAAATATAAGTAGTAACAGGTCTACTTCTTCTTTCTGGATCAGCCTTCTCGACATGTTCCATCCACTGTATTCTTTTTTCTTTACCACTCATGACATTATTACCTGTGGTTTATAGTAGGGGTCTTTCACCAAAGGCCATTGTGGATCATGAGGAGTAAACACAAGATTACCTGATGAATCTATGACAAAAGTATAAGTAACGCCTACGGTTGGTGTAAGTGTGCCAAACCCCCATGCTTCTGTATGACTTGCCCAATCACCAGTCCCACTATCCCATAGACTCCCACCGCCAAAACCAGTAAGACTTGCGGCATCTGGAATAAACTTATGCCCTCTTAAATCTTTTGGAACAAAACCAGTAAGGGCTAAACTTGCAGAAGGAACATACCAAAGTCGTTGTATAGTCCTACTTGGAGCCGTTCCAGATAGAGTTAAAGAACCAGCATCTGGTTGATTCTGTCCAGTCTCTATAGCGGTTGGAACAAATGGAACAACACTCCAAGTATCAGAAGAAGCGGCCCATGTCCCACCGTAATTATTCCAGTTGTAAGTCTGTACTATCTCAAGAGAAGTGTTCTCTGGAGATATTGTAAATCCTTCACCTGCAAATGGTAACTGACCTGTTAATGTAAGAGTAGAAGCGGTTACCCTAAAATCATACATAATCCCCGATGCGGGAGAATATGCGGTAAAAGTTAAATCAGCTTTATCTGGAGATATTCCAGTTCCAACAGCAACTTGTGGAACGGGGCCAGAACTCCAATCACCCGCTGTAGCAATCCATGAGGAAGTTAATTGATCCCATTCGTAAGATTGCAATAGGTTAAGATTAGCAACACCGGGAGAAAGAAAAAGTTCTAATCCAAATTTAGGAGCAGAGCCACTTAAAGTTAGATCACCTTTAGCTGGAGTAATATTTGGGCCATCCCAAGCCCGACTAAATTTAGAGTCGTCCCAGTCTCCTGTTGTAGCCGCCCATGTTGTTATAGCCATTATTTAACTTTCCCAAAAAACATGGATAACGTAAATCTAAAAAATGGTGCGTGTGACGTAGGTGGTCTAACAGAATGAGGATGTTCTCCATCAAAAACAACAAGCCTGTTTGGTCTATACTCTACTGCCATTTCTATTTCTTTATTATCCATCGTATAAAACATAGTTTCTCCTCCCCATTCCCTTTTCCACTCAAGGTTGGGGTAATAAAGAAACACCTTTGGGCTTCTGTTAATTACACTTCCAGACCATTCACTTGGATGAGTGTGTTCAAAAAATGTTTGCCCAGAACTAGAAAGATTAACAACAGCCTTAACTGGATTAGACCCATCCATATACTTAGCTATAGGAGTTTCTAATAATTTTGGTACAATTCCTAAGTTATTTATATCGCTATCACTGTAGTTTGAATGCATACAGACATATGAACTATGCTCTTGTATTTCGTCATCAAGCCACCCAAGAGAAAAAGCTGACCTCTTTACAAAGCCCCACACAACAGAGGAGTAATTATAATCAAACACATCGTCAAAAATTTCTATGCTCAATTACCAGTCCTATCGTACCCAATTACCCCGAATTGCGATAACGAATACCTGTAAGTATTTTTAGATTTAACTTTATTTGAATGATGCTCCACCCAAGATGGGAAAATAACACAGAAATTATCCTTAAACTTAAACGATATATCATAGTCTGCGAAAACTAACTCGCCCCCCAAAATTTCATTACTGTTAAGATTAAAGAATGTTATGGCAGAAAAACTAGAAATATCAAAATGGGTTGAATACTCATCCCCGTAAGAATACCTGTTAAGCAATGAATGATCCGTAGTTATTCTATTAAAGGCCACATTTGATGGATGAGTTTCCATCATTTTAGTCATTATAGGATCACGAAATATCTTTCTATTAGAAGAAAGAATAGCAGAACAATCTCGCCTAAAGTAAAGACTATCTATGTATATACCATTACCAGACATCTTTGGAGAGCCATCGTCATTCTTATCAGATGTGTTGTATCTTTCCACCTGTATATCTGGAACAGAGTCCAGAATATAGTTTAGATTCCTTATCTCATTCTTGATAAAGATTAATTCTTTTTCTGTATACAGGTTAGTTATGCACAAATAACCAAAGTCCTTTAACCTATTCTGGACAATCTCCATTAACTAATTAAGGGAGCCTCCATACCCTCATAACAATTCCGAATACTAAATGGATGATGTAATCCATAAACATTCTCATCTTCATAGTCTTTAGAATTAATAGAGTATTGTTTAAAAGCAATCCATTCAGGATCATCATTGATAAAGTCTGATATTGATTTTGCATAATGCCAAAATTCTGTATCCCACTTACTTCCAAATTGATAATGATACAATATAAAGTTTTGAACTTCGATAACGTGTTTTCTAAAAGAATCTATTACGTCAGTCTTTTGTGCGTCTTTTAACACCATCCAAGAGAATAAAAGTTTAGACCATCTATGATACAATGCAATTGATGAAGATTCTAAAGGCTCAATAAAAAACAACTTGTTGCCTTGTAATGCTACTCTATCATCAACAATAGGCTCTCTAGCAATATAATTTTTAAAACTCATTGTCTTGTAGATATCGCCATCATCTAAATTAAACATCTCACAAAAAGTATTCTTTGCCTCACCCATATTAGCAAAATCTTTATTACATAAATACCCATAAGAGGTTCTACCCTTTAGAGGTATGACAAATGTCCAACCATCTGGTGTAGCAACGTGCCCACTCCAAAGTTGCTCCGGAATATCGCGACCTTCCTTTATTGCTAATATAGCAGTATTAAGAGGATTTACTAAATGATCATACTTATTAAAATCTTTAGGGAAACCCCGCGCATCAATAATGTAATCTGCATCTACCTCATCATAACCAGTTACATGCTTTTCTGTTATGGTAAAGTCACCATGCTCAAGAATATAATCTTGCACCTTTGTTGTATCATAATGCATAGCAGTAGCACTCATTGGAAATGGGTGAAAGAATTTATCTTTCAATGAACCCCAGTTCTCATATAGGATTCCTGTCTTTGGTGTTGCTCCTAATGGATTGTTATACCAATCCATTTTAAAGAAACGCCATAAGAAAGAAGGAGTTTCTGTAAGCGTTGCCTGACCAATTGGTACTGGATCAATATTTGGATCATATATTATTTCCACATCTAACTGCGGATTATAATATTTGAAGTGTTGAGCCGTAAATACACCAGCTAAACCCTTACCTAAAATAGTTACTTTCATTCTTTTGGAATAACATCAATACCAATTGAGATTCTTTCCTTCTCTGCTTTATGCGTATCCGTATAATGAGGAATATACGCTGGCAATAAACTTATTCTTCCAGAGATATTTTTTACTTCCCTAACCTCTGGATCATTTATTTGATTTACTGGGTTTATATAATAAGTAGAGGTTCCTTCTGCCTGAACCGTTATATGCCCTGTTAAATATGATTGGGGAGTGACCATATGAATATGAGATTTAATCCTCTCTCCCTTTCTCATTACATTAGCCCATCCCTTTAAAACCAAAGGATGATCATATACAACATCCAATGACTCTAAAAATCGCTTATGGAAATCCCAAACCTCCGTCTTTAACTTCTGTATTTCTTCATCAGCCCAATCAAATAAATTGTAATAACTATAACGAGAGGTTAAACTATTATTACCTAACCCTGTATACCCGTCTGAAGCTACTTTATCAACAGGAGGAAACTTATTTAAAATCTGCTTTTCTTTATCCAATATGGTAGCAGATATTTTTTTAAAATCTATATTATAAATTTGGTCATAAGCAAACTGATGAAACCATTCTGGAGCAAATGGTGTCTCTCTTGGAGGACTTTTGAATGAAACTACCGTGATCATCTACGACTTGGGATACTTAGCCTTTATCTCCGCCACCTTTGCTTGCCATGCTTCCAGCCCATTTTCTGTTATAAACTCTATCTGAACTTCAGCTTCACCATAGTCAGCAAGTCTTTGTGAAATATACGATACTGGCCCTTCTACCCATGTTTGAACCCATTTTTCTCCATCCCACGCTGGATCACCTTCAGTCATGGTAGTTCCAATATTTTTCCTTTCCTCTATTGAGGGCATAGGTACTGGGGTTATATCAGAATCTGCTAATTCCTCTTTAGTTTTGGCTACTTCCACCCAAGACTGTCTCCAGCCTCCAGAGCCATCAGATTCTACAGAACCTTGTTCATACCTATAACCAGCCTTAACTGGTTTTTCTATCTCAGATACTGGAAAGACATTATACTCAGACGCAGACGGATTCCCTAAGAATCCTACCGGAAATCCAACTTGTGGATTATCTGCCTTTAAGTGGTCTATTCCATATGGATACTGCTCAACAGTACCCCCCACGATTTTAGCATACAACATTAGTTATCCTCCTATGTTATCTTATAATACCCATCATGATTGAGACATGGGGCCTTCAAATTGCGGTTGTGTTTTCCACGCCCCGGAGATGTCTTTAGTAG